CGTTGTTCGTGAGCCAATTTGTAGTAAACGATGGCGCTTTACTTTTTTCAGTTAAATCATATTTAATTCCAACAGCATCAAATGCTTTAGCAACTGATCTAGCAGCCCATATGTCTACAGCTACTCCTGATAATTTTTTTATCTCTGTAATTAAACTGCTCTCTAATGTTTTAAATTGTTTTTTTAATATCTCAGCTTTATCTAAATCAATTCTAATTCCAATCTCTCTCATTTTTATTAATATTGGAAGCAACTCCATTTCTGTATTCCATATAGTTTGTAATTGTTCTTTCTTAACAAATGTTTTTAAATGATGCCAAAGTTTTAATGTAAGTACAGCATCTTGCTCAGCATAAAAACCTACCGCCATTGCAGGCATCTTCCATAATTCAGCTTTAGCATCCAAGCCTCTTTGCGCTGCTTCTTCTTTTAATTCTGTTTCAGATTTCATTTCACCTAACATTTCTATTGATAAATTATTTAAAGAATAACTTCTTCTGTTTTCATCAACCAGGGCAGCAGTGACCATTGTATCAATGATAGGTCCCTTTACTTCCCAACCCATAGATCTAATCCAACCTAAATCGTATTGAGCGTTATGCATTATTTTAGCAGCATCAGTTTTTAATACTTCTTGAATCCATTTAAATACTTTTGATCTTGGTAAGTTGCCTCCGCCTTGGTGATTAACTGGGTAATAACCTTTAAAAGAACCTGCAGCCACTGCAATACCAACTATCTCTCCATCTCTTCTAGCCCAGCCAGTTCCAAGAGTTTTCATATTCTCGTCTCTTGTTTCTAAATCTATTGCTATTTCATCTTCATGTGAAAGATCCGGAAACTCACTTGGAGTAACCCATTCTGAATTAGGTATAGTCATATTAATTTGATAACTCATTCATAGTCTCTCTCAATAATCATTTCTAAATAATGTATTGCTTTTAATATATCTTCTTTTTTTCCTTTTAGCCTGTGTCTGCATATGTATTTGATTGCATTACCTTCTGCAAAAGGTAAATTATTTTTATTTATAAATACAGAAGGCTGCACCTTCATCGATCGATAATGTTTGCCCCCTATCTGCTTAAAAAATGTTTTGTTACTCATAATATTGGATCTCCCACCGCGTAAAAAAACTCTTTGTCAATTGTTGGTCGCATAATATATAAGTTCTCCTTTGTTCTGGTTACACCTACAAAAAACAATCTGTGTTCAGGATCAGGATTTCTACATGCTGAATCATAAATGACCTTTTCTAGATCAGTAAATAATACAACATTATCGCATTCTTCACCTTTTACACCGTGTATTGTAGATATTTTAATTCTTGGTTCTGAAAATAGATTATCACCATTAGCTATTAATGATTTCATATAAGATTTAACATGGTCTGGCATGTTTAATTGTTCCCAACTTCCATATATTTTTAAACCATGATCCATTCTAAGATCATCTAGATCTACTGAATCTACATCTTTAAAAGAAGTACCTTGCGAATAACCTCTTTCAACATGTTTTAATTTATAACTTATACATTCTTCATAAAGTAGTTTAGCTTCTTTTCCACTAACCGAAGCACCTTCATTTAATCTTATCCAAATTCTATATGCTTTTAAAATATCATTAGGTAAAAATTCATTTTTCTTTGCAGTAAATCTTAAATTTAAAAATGCTAAATGTTCTGCTATTGGCTTTAACATATCATTGGTCCTAGTTAAAACCATCCAGTTTCCATTACTAAAATCTATATTTTGAAGCAATTGATCTCTATATACATTTCCTTCAGCATCTCTTGGAAGCCATGATTTAATCATTCTTTTATCTATTTGATCTAAAATACTTAATGCTACTTTATGTACAGCTCTTGGAACCCTTCTTGATTCAACTCTAGGGTCCATTTCACCTTTTAAATTCATAAAGATATCTTCATCAGCACCTTGAAACGTATATATCGTTTGATCGTCATCCCCTGCGATGTAAGATCTCTTACATTTTGACTCAATATAAAAGAACATATCCCATTGCAGAGGATTCAGATCTTGTGCTTCATCGAGAAAGACTACGTCGAGTGGAGGACATTTATCTTTCTCAACAAACTGTTTAATCATATCAGAGAATTCAATCATCCCTGTTTGCTTTTTATATGATTCTAAATCGGCATAAATCTGTTCTGTTAAATCTAAATTAAGAGAAGAGTAATGATGATAATCTAAAACTACTGCAGCTTCTCTTAATCCTATTTTTTTATTTCTTGCTAATTCAATTATTTTCATGTGTCTATTTTTATGCACCGTATATCCAGTCTCATTAACTTCACTATCAAATTCTAAATTTTTACAAATCTGTGAATAGTTTTTAAATCCTCTCCATTTTTTTCCTTTTAATAATTTTGTATTTGTATCTATACTTAATTGTCTTGTTCCCAACGAATGCATTGTACAAATAAATGGAAATTTTTTTACATTTGGAAATGTAGAAAGTATTCTTGTTTCAGCTTCATCAGTTGCTGCATTACTAAATGTTAAATATGCAATCCTATCGGCAGATGTTTTATATTCATTCAATTCTTTATTTAAATAATTATTAATTAAATGATGCGTTTTACCTGTTCCTGGAGGTCCTGGAATAATTATTCTATTCATGCTCTAAATGGTGGCTCCTTTATCTGTTCTTCTCTAATCTCTAGTTTCTCATGTTCTGGAGTTTGCATCTTCCAAACTCTAATTGATTTTTTATCTAATTTAGTAATCTCCTCTTTGGCTTGAAAAATATCCATTAACATCTTTTGTGTTTTTTGTTTTTGAACATTCCAAGATTTACTTCTTTGTAAAAAATTCCAAAAGCTTTCATTTTTAAAATAGGTATGTCCATCTTCAGAATAAGGAAGACCTCTCTTAACATCTTCAAATTTCTTACCTGGCGCTCTATGAATAAAATCAGTTATCAAATCTCTTAGTTGAACATCTAATTTAGATGATTGAGGAACGTTTTCAATCTCTTTCATATTTCCACCCATAAACTTTCTTAATAATTTTCTCCAAGGTAATTTACCTACTGGAAGCATTGGCTGGCCTAATTGTACCATACATGCAATTGAAAATTTTTCAGGATCATGTAATGTTTGGTCATCTACTTCTACTGGTTTAGCATCTATATACACAATATAAATAGGAGGATGAGATCTAAATACTTTAATCTCTTCTATTTCTGGAATAGGAACATCTTCTCCAACACCAAATTCTCTAGTAACACAAGTTTTTGAATCACAAAAACTTAAAATAGGTTCTTGTTTACATTTATAACGATAATCTTTTTTATTTAATGAACCCTCTAAACCTTTCATTTCACTTGGAGTTAATGGTGGTTTCATAAATTTATCATTGTAAACATGTATCTTTCCTTGCCATTCAGTCGGATATCTTTTTTTAAGATATACACCTACATTGTACATCATCTCATTTCTTCCACCCTCTGTTATTCCATCAGTTAATAAACTAACTAAACAAGGAGGTGCTCCTTTTAATAAATCATTGTCGTCTTTTGGATCTACTTTAACTATTGTTTGTTGTATTAATTCTTTTTCAGAAACTACTTTTTGATCATAAACTTTATAAAAATTTTCTAAACTTAATTTATTTCCGCTATCATCTAATGCATATCTAGTTGTATTGTCTCCACCATGATAAGGAACATTCAACCAACTTGGTAAATCATTTCTATCAAATCTTACATAATCTTGTTTTGGATAAATTTCTCTTTTTGCATGACCTAATACTGCAGCCATCTTTTTTAATCTTTCTCTAATTAAACTTGCCGGAACAAATTCTTTTGTAAATAAGAATGCATGTGCACCACCTGATTTAGATTTAAATACTATTAATGGTAATTTTTTTTCTATTATTTTATTTATTAATTCTTTGTGATCAAATGGGTAAACATCTACATCTATACATCCCCATTTACATTTATTATCTTCTCTTATTGGAAAGATACCAAGTGAAGGTTCTTCACCATTTAAATGTTTTTGCCATAAAAAATCTGTAACAGGATCTCTAGATGTAAAAGATTGTGCTTCGTTCTTTCCTTTTTCTGAGATCTCCCCTTTTAATTTTGTATATCCATAGGCTTTTTCATAGCCCGCAAATATCTCTTTAAATCTTTCTAACATTGTCCACTCTTATTTTGTACAGGTGGTATTTCTACCACCTGTAGGTTTAATTTATTTTCCGTTAGCTAATGATTGATAGAACTGTTTAGCTCTTTCATACACAGCTTGATCTTGCACTGGACCAATCTTTTCTACATTGTATCCATACCATTGATTTCCTTTACCGGAATTCAATACGGTCTTTAACTTATAAGTGTGGCTAAATGATGGCGGCGTATAAACACCGTTTTTTCCATTTAGAGTTATAGACATCATCATAGCATTCCATTTTCTGCTAATCTTTCCTTGAGAGGAA